TATGTAGGAGGAAGTGGAGATGTATTAACGAACAACAAGCTAGTAGTAAACAAAGGCGAAAGTTATTCATTAAGGTTAGTGCTTGACCCTTCAATAACTAACAACACTGGGGAAATAATAGTCAGAGACAAAATAACAAACGAATTATTATTTTATAGGGAAAATGTACCATTTGATAGTTCATCAAACCTATCTGTACCATTATTAGATTTAACAAGTGGTAATCTTGACCAAAGAACTTACGATATAGAATTTAGAATTAATTGCCAAGTAGGAGTTACTTTTGCGCCCTTACTTTTTTCTCTAGTTATAACTAAAGATGCAACTACAATACATAACTACGGAATACTTTCATCATATAGTTTAGGGCAAAACCTATTTATACAAGACTATATACCTAATATGAAAGTGCTTGACTTTATCACTACGCTTTTCAAAATGTTTAATCTGACAGCTTATACTAAAAGAGGAGAAAGCAAAATATATGTACAAACATTTGATGACTTTATGTCTGTTGGTAATACACACGATATTTCTAAATACATAGTTATAGATTCTAACACAATAGATAGACCAATCCCTTATTCAAGAATAAACTTTAATTATTCTCCATCTGTTACGCAAACATCTTTAAGATACTTAAATCAGTTTAGCCAACAGTTTGGAAACCTTAACTATTCTGCGCCAGATAAGTACGATGGACAAGGCTATGATGTACAAGTAGATGGGCAACGTAGCGTATTAGTAAATATAATAGATGAGAATGATGATACAACTGGTTTAGTTTATGGAGCTTGGCTTGATTCTGATAATAAGATGGCATTAGGTAGTCCATATATGTTTTTTAATCAATTAGTAGATTCATCAGCATATCCAGTTACTTCTAGCCAATATGACACATATAATGCTCCTTCTAATAATGTCCGTTTAAATTCATTAGGAATTAGCAGTCATAGTTTGAACTTTGGAGCAGAGTTTAATGCATATACTGGTAATGTAAATGAAAATAGTTTATTTAGCAGATTCTATTCTCAATACATAGTTAAGCTTTTTGAAGAACAAGCAAGGGTTGTAAAGTTTACTGCGCAGTTACCCTCATCAATAGTTTTAAATTATGAATTAAATGATGTGTTTATTGTAAACGGACAAGAATATTATATAAATAGCATAAAAATTAATTTACTAACAAACAAAAGTGAATTAGAATTAATAACCAAACAAAGTGATTACACACCAAGCGTATTAACAGTATGATAGTATTAAAATTATTAAACATAGATGAGTTTTACGGAGTTAGTGAAACTATTGAAATAGCAAAAGGCAAAAACAAAATGCCAGAAACATTTAAAGAAGGATTCAAACAAATTAAAAGACAAATAAAATGGCAGAAAAGTATATCTTAAATTTTGAAGCTAACACTTCTAAAGCAGTTAAAAGCGTAGATAAGTTAGATGATTCTATAAAAGAAACTACAAAAGACACACAAGATTTAGATAATTCACTTGGTGGTTTAGACCAAGCTTCTGGAGGGTTAATAACTAAATTTAAAGGTTTAAAGCAAGGTTTAAAGAATGTTATAACTGGTTTTAAATCTATGAGAGTGGCAATAATTGCTACTGGTATTGGCGCATTAGTTTTAGCTGTTAGTGCATTAGGTGCTGCGTTTACAAACACAGAGGAAGGACAAAACAAGTTTAATAAAATAATGCTTGTTATAAGTTCTGTTACTGGTAATTTGGTAGACATACTTGCTAGTCTAGGAGATGCAATTATAGATGCTTTTACAAACCCTTTAGATGCTATTGAAAAGTTTAAAGACTTTATAGTTGAAAACATTACAAACAGATTTGAAGCTGCAATAGACACAGTAGGTTTTTTAGGTAGTGCAATTAAAAAGGTATTTAGTGGAGATTTTGCTGGTGCAATGGATGATGCTAAATCTGCTGGTAGTTCTTACATAGATACATTAACTGGCATTGAAGATACAATAGGTAAAACAACAGAAGCAGTTAAAGAACTTGGAGAAGAAATAATTAAGGAAGGTAAAATAGCTTCTGATATTGCAGACCAAAGAGCAAAGGCAGATAAGTTAGAAAGACAATTAATAGTAGATAGAGCTGAAGCAGATAGACAAAGAGCCGAGTTATTAGAACAAGCAGTAGATAGAGAACAATTTACAGTAGAACAAAGAATAGGGTTTTTAGAAGAAGCTGGAAAACTTGAAGAAGATATTACTAACAAAGAAATACAAGCTGCTAAAATAAGGCTTGAAGCTAAACAAGCTGAAAACGCATTAGCTGGTACTACTAAAGAAGATTTAGAAGAAGAAGCAAGATTAAAAGCACAAGTAATACAATTAGAAACTGCAAGACTTACAAAACAAAAAGAAGTTACAAGTCAAACAATTGCTTTAAAGGCTGAAGAAGCAGCAGAATTAAAAGCTATTGAAGACCAAAAAATTGCAGACAAAGCTGAAAAAGATGCTAATGATATAGAAGCTGCAAAAATATTAGCAGATTTAAAAATACAAATAAGAGAAGCAGAAGCAGTAAGTGAAGAAGAAAGAAGAGCATTAGAAATTGAAAAAGTAACTGAACATTACGATAAATTAATAGCATTAGCAAAAGCACAAGGGTTATCTATTGTTAATTTAGAAAAAGGTAAAGCTACAGCATTAGATAATATCAATAAAACAGAATCTGATAATGAAATAAATTGGGCAGAATTAACACAAAAACAAAAGGTTGATATAATTGCAAAAGGGTTTAGTGATTTATCAACTATTTTAGGGGAAGAGTCTGCGGCTGGAAAAGCAGCAGCAATTGCATCCACTACAATAAGTACGCTACAATCGGCACAAGATTCTTATAAATCTTTATCTGGCATACCTATAATAGGTCCAGCTTTAGGAGCAGCAGCATATGGGGCAGCATTAGTTCAAGGATTTAGAACTATAAAACAAATTAAAGCAACTAAAAACCCAGTATCAACAGCTTCAGAGCAATCTGTATCAACACCAAGTATTACTGCACCAACAACCACAACACCACAAACACCATCGTTTGATATATTAGGTACAAGTGGAGTAAATCAAATAGCTTCTGCATTAGGGCAACAAGCACCAGTACAAGCATTTGTAGTTAGTCAAGATGTAACAACTGCACAAAGTTTACAAAACAATATAGTACAAGGTGCATCACTAGGATAATATAACAAAAAACAAAATTTATTGTTTATAAAAAAAGAACTATGGAAATAATAGAATTAGTAATAGACGAGAATGAAGAACTATCTGGAATAGAAGCTATATCAGTAGTTGAGTCTCCAGCAATAGAAGAAGACTTTATAGCACTTAAGAACCAAGAGCAAATAAGACTTGCAGAAGTAAGTAAAGAAAAAAGACTACTTATGGGTGCAGCTCTTATACCAGAGAAGCCTATATATAGAAAATCTGGAGACCACGAGTTTTACATATACTTTTCTAAAGATACAGTAGCTAAAGCATCGCAAATGTTTTTAAAAAGAGGTAATCAAGGACAAGCAACTTTAGAACACACAGAAGAAAAACTATCTGGAATGACTATAGTTGAATCTTGGTTAGTAGAGGATGATGTACACGATAAATCTCGTAAGTATGGTTTAGATATGCCAATAGGCACTTGGATGGTTGCTATGAAAGTTGATAACGATGATATTTGGAACAACTATGTAAAAGAAGGTAAAGTAAAAGGTTTTTCAATAGAAGGCTACTTTGCTGACAAACTAAACAGACCACAAGATAAACAACAAGACCAATTAAGTGAAGATGATAAACTACTAAACGAAATAATAGATGTACTCAAGGAATCAGAGACCAACAAAAAGTAGAACTAGTCCACAAGGAGGTAAAAGAGGTTGTTTATGTAAAGATGGCACTTACAATTCTAAATGCTGTAACGGAGATTTACAAAATCAAGGTATTGGTAATATAACTGGAGAAACTCCTATTGGAGATGAGTATTATTACAAAGTACAAAGATGTGGTCATAGTATGCATAAAGAAATACATTTACATAACCAACAATTAGTTGTAGGTAATGTGTATTATTTAGAATTTGAAAATACTGGTCATAGCAACTGTTATACAGTATTAGAAGTTAAAACAAGTGGAGAACAACACGTAGATACTGCAACGCTTTATAGTGATTGTACAGAGTGTGTAACTGCACACCCATAACGAATTTACAACAACAAATAACTAAAGTTGTTTAATAAAAAAGTAAATACTTAAAATTAATATATATGAACTCTAAAGAAACCCTTAACAAAGTTAAGACATTACTAGGTTTAGAAGTTCAGTTAGAGGAGAGAAAGTTGGAAAACGGAACTCGCTTTGAAGCTGATTCTTTTGAAGCTGGTAAAGAAATCTTTATCATAACAGATGAGGATGAAAGAATTGCAGTACCAAAGGGAGAGTACCTTTTAGATGATGGCTTTACAGTTGTTGTTGAAGAAGATGGTATTATCTCTGAAGTTAAAGAAGCAGTTGAAGAAGTAGTAGAAGAAGTTGTAGAAGCACCAGTTGTGGAAGAAGTTGAAGCTGCTGAAGAAGAAGAAGCAATGGATATGAGTAAAATGGAAGAAAGAATGAAATATCTTGAAGATGCTATGGAAGAATTAAAAGCCAAGTACGAAGATAAAGAAGACTTAAGTTCCGAAGAAAAAGAAGTAGAATTATCTACACAAGAAATTGCTAAACCAATTAAACACAATCCAGAGTCTAAAGGAGAATTAGAAATGAACCTTTACGCTCAAAACAAACCAATGAGTACTCAAGATAGAGTATTTGCTAAATTATTTAAAAACTAAAAATTAAAAACCAAAATTATGTCAAATAAAATAGACCTAGCAACAACAGTAAACATCACTAGCACTTATGCTGGAGAATTTGCTGGAAAGTACATTTCTGCTGCTTTATTAAGCGCAAGTACAATTGAAGACGGAGGTGTAGAAGTTATGCCAAACGTAAAATTTAAATCAGTAATTCAAAGAATTGAAACTGGAAGCTTAATCGCTGATGGTACTTGTGATTTTTCTGCAAGTTCAAATGTGAATTTAACTGAAGTAGTTATCCAACCAGAAGAATTCCAAGTAAACTTACAATTATGTAAGTCTGACTTTATCAACACTTGGGAATCTATCCAAATGGGATATTCTGCATTCAATCCAAACGGATTACCTACATCATTCGCTGATTATTTAGTAGGACACGTAGCATCTAAAGTTGCTGCTGCTAACGAAACTAATATCTGGACTGGTAATTTAGGTGGCGCACAAGCTGGAGAATACAACGGATTAGAAACTCTTGCTGCTGCTGATGCAACAGTATTAGATGTATCTTCGCCAGTTGCTTTAACTGCTGCTAACATTATCGATGAAATGCAAAGAGTTGTGGATTTAATTCCAAATTCACTTTACGGAAAAGAAGATTTAAAATTATACGTATCTAACAAAGCTGCTAAATTATACATTAGAGCTTTAGGTGGATTTACTGCTACTATTGGAGCTGCTGGTTCTGATAACAAAGGTACACAATGGTATAACAACGGAAGTTTATCTTTCGGAGGTATTCCAATCTTTGTAGGTAGAGGAATGTCAGATGATACAATGATGGCTGCTCAATCTAGTAACCTTTTCTTTGCGACTGGACTTCTTAACGATTATAACGAGGTTCGTGTAATTGATATGACTCCAATTGATGGAAGTCAGAACGTAAGACTTGTAATGAGGTTTACTGCTGCTGCTGCAATAGGAGTAGGTGCTGATGTAGTTTACTACGCTGGATAATTAAACTAAATAAGGGGAGGGTAAAACCTCCCTTTATATTATTAACTCAAAAAACTTAAACATATGTCTTGTGATATTACTGCTGGAAGATTAGAGCCTTGTAAAGACTCGGTTGGAGGGATAATAGCAATCTACATCTCAAATTACACGAGTGGTTTATTAGGAACTGCTACATTTGGAACTGATGATGAAATTACTGCTTTTGCATCTCCTTTAACTTTTTACAAATACGACTTAAAAGGAGCTAACTCTTTCGAACAAACAAACGAGAACTCAAGGGAAAATGGAACTTCATTCTGGACACAAACTGGAACTATAGTTTTAAAGAAACAAGACCTTGCAACTCGTAAAGAATTAAAATTATTAAGTTATGGTAGACCTCAAGTAATCGTACAAGATTACAATGGGAATTACTTTTTAGCTGGAATTGAAAATGGGTGTGAATGTGTTGTTAATACAGCTACTGGAGCAGCTATGGGAGATTTAAATGGCTATAACATAACTTTTACTGGAACTGAAAAAGCACCAGCATTTTTTGTAGACTCTGCAATTATTGGAGATACTACTAATACTGTTGTTGTTGTAGGAAGTTAATTTTTATACATTTTTCTTAAATTAGGGGTATTCTTTGGAGTACCCTTTTTTTATATAAAACACTTTTGCCCTTTTTTTGTTATTTAAAAAAGCTTTTAATGATAATACTAACTACAAGTGCAAACGCACAACAATTAAAGTTTATTCCTAGAGAATATTCTGCTGATAGTATTGTTATTACAGACCAAGACACAAACACACCAGTAACATACTCTGGTTTAACATTTGCTACAAATAAATACTATTTACAAGGCAATGTAACGTTTAGTCCAGTCTTAAAAGAAGGAACATTTTATACACTATCTGTTTTAAATGGAACAAGCGTAGTTTATAAAGACAATATATTCTGTACAGACCAAACTATTAGTACATATAGTATCAATAAAGATGTATATACAGAAAACGCAACAACTAACGAATACGTAGTAATATGAGCGAATTTTTCGTAACAAAACTTGCAGCCTATACAGCACCAGAAGTTGTAGAGTTAAAAAATAAAGATTGGGTACAGTATGGAGTAGATAACGACTACTTTAATTACATAATTGATGTAAACAATAACTCAACGACTTGTAGAGCAATTACTATAGGTATTTCTAATATGATTTATGGTAAAGGTCTTGCAGCACACGATGCAGACAAAAGACCAGAGCAATATGCTCAAATGATGTCATTATTCAAAAAGTCTGATTTAAGAAAATTCATAAATGACTACAAAGTATTAGGAATGGCTGCATTTCAATTAGTTTATCAAGATGGTAGAGTAAAAGAGGTACACCACTTCCCAATGGAAACATTAAGAGCAGAAAAATGCAACGATGAAGGAGAAATAGAAGGTTGGTACTACTCAAATAACTGGGGTAACTTAAAACCTACAGAAAAACCAGAAAGAATACCAGCATTTGGGTTTGGTAAAGCAAATGGAGTAGAAATGTATGTTTTAAAGCCATACGAAGCTGGAAAGTACTATTATAGTAGTCCAGACTGGTCTTCTGCGATGCCTTACGCTGTGTTAGAGGACGAAATAGGAGATTACCTTATAAATGATTGTATAAATGGATTTAGTGGCACTAAAGTGGTTAATTTTAACAACGGAGTACCAGACCCAGAGAAAATGCAATCAATTAAGAGCGATGTATTAGGAAAACTAACTGGAAGCAGAGGAGAAAAAGTAATAGTAGCTTTTAATAACAACTCTGAATCTAAAACTACAATAGATGACATTCCTTTAAACGATGCTCCAGCACATTATCAGTATTTAGCTGATGAATGCTTTAGAAAGCTAATCGTTGGTCATAGGGTTACATCTCCAATGCTTCTAGGAATTCGTGAAGGAAACGATGGACTAGGAAACAATGCAGAAGAAATTAAGAACGCTACACAACTATTTGACAATATAGTTATACAATGCTTTCAAGACCAAGTAATAGAGTGTATTGACACAATACTATCAATTAATGATATAGCATTAGATTTATACTTTAAGACTCTTAAACCTCTTGACTTTAGTGATATTGACATAGTAAATGAAGAAATCATAGAAGAAGAAACTGGTTATGAGTTAAGTTTAAAGAAAATAGACGGA